CGATTGGCTTAGAACAAGCCTCGTATTTGCATTTCAGAAAATGGAAGTTTAATATAGTTGGTGATGACAACCTTTTCCCTACTTTTATGGGAATTGATGCTTCTTTTTACAAGCAAACGTTGTCATCTATTGCTGATGTTGAGATTGATTCAAGGAATCCACCTGTGTTTTGTGGTGGCCATTCAATGGTATTTGAGGGGATTTATCGTCGTTACAATGATCCATCAAAAATGTTATGTTCAATGGCTTGGACTGTCGAACATCCTGAGCCCGATTTGATCATCATGCAGAAAACTATGTCTTTGGCTCGTGCTATGCATTTCCATGAGCATTCAACTCTTTATCATGCTTATGCTAATCATTTAGTTGACATTCATTCTGAATACTGGAAACTTAATAAAACTTTCAGCCAGATTCATCGTGAGTTGCTACTTGAAGAATCGTCTTCGTAGACATAATGGACCGAACGTGAACGTTGATTCATTTAAACAGGTGGGTCCTTCCTGTTTAATAAGCAAATGCAAAATTCTAATGCACGCCAAAATAAGGCAAAAGCTCAAAAACAAAAGGCTCGAGCTGAAAAAGCTCAGTCTAAAGCTGACAAGAACTTGCAAAAGGTTGAAGGCAGTTCTCGTCAGGATAATAAACGTTCAACCCCCAGATCTAGTGTGAGAGTTCCTCCACTCGAGCGCAATTCGTCTAAATTGGAGCGCCATAATAAGACAAACCCTTACTTGAAAATGCTTGTTGCGCCTCCAATGTCTGACTCCATTCCATTCCCTGATAAGTTCAATGATCGTGTTAATCTCATTCGATTGGTGAAAACAGTTCCGCTAACTAATGCTCAGTTAGGGGCTGGCTCAAATGCACTTTCGAAAGTTCCTGGATCAACTGACCCTTATGGTCTGACTTCTGCCACGAAAGGAAATATAAAATTACAATTTCGCCCTACTTTAAGGCATCCTTTCTTAGTTAATGAAGTTAAGTCTTTTTCTCCTAATCAGGCCTGGACTGCTCAAGTTAATCGTCAGGATGAAAGTTATGGTCTCATTCCTTTGGCCTCTATCAATGAATTTCCGGATTCGGCAGCTTCGTCACTCGTCGTAACTGGCAGTGACGCGGCCATTGTTGCCCCATTCCTTGATAGTGTTGATCTTATCTCTTCTGACCCTTACTTCCTGTCTAATGAGCATTTTCCACGCTACTATGGTTATCCAGTTTATCCCACCACTGGCGTTCAGCCGACTGTGAGTGTCAATGTTAACATTACTGTCCCTGCAGCTGGACAAAACTTGACCTTTTCACTTTTTCATTGGGATTCTG